GTTCAGGTCATATCCAACCTCGTATAGTGGGGAATCAAAGTAACCTGAATAATCTGTACTATAAGCATAAGAAGCAACAGTAGTAAGGTCAATTCCATAACCAGATGGGTCTCTCCAGCCTACTAGCAAACTATCTCTAGTCATTGGTAATAAAGCACTAGGTTTTAATACACCCGTTGAACCATCCCTTAGTGTACTGATAATGTGTTCTAAGTTTAGTATGTTTCCTCTACCAGTCTGTTTCAGTGAGTACACTCCCATACCAGCAATAGAGGTTGAACCGCCCTGTCCTACACCCAAAAACATCTTGTTTTTATATTTAACCAAAGAATCAGGGTAAAACTCTAAGTATTTACCCCCTGATAGGTTTTGCGGTAGTTGTCCGATAGCCCAAGCACTAGCACCATTACAAGAATATACAACCCCATCAACCCCAGCCAATACAATCAAGGAGTTGCCATCGTTTTTCATAGCGTGAACACCAAACTCTTCTAGTTTTACTGGCTGTCCGAATGACACAGCACTTCTATCCCAAGGGAATATGTCAGCTTCTCTAATATCAGTTACAGCAGACCCTTTCCAAGTACCAATCATTAGGTTATTTCCTAGTTCTTCTAGGCATTTAACCCTATATCCGTCTGGTAAATCCAAAGCCTGTTGTGTAAAAGTATAAGTTGCGGCATTGCCTGGGTCAAAAGTCTGTCCGCTGTTCTCTTCTATTGAAAAAATGTATTGTCCTGCACCACCATATAGCTTCCCGTCATTCTTACTGTCTATCATTGGATGCCAGTCAGCGTCAGCGTCAATAGTTACCCAATCAGCAGTTTCTGAATCATCAGATATTTTAAATACGTCTATCTTTGTGTCTTTGCAAACGAAGGCATAACCCCATTTAATAATCATTCCGTGTCCTGCTCCCGCCCCATCGTCTATCTTAGACCAAGTATCACCTGAATCAGAGGATTCATAGTAGATACCATCAGAGTCTAAGGCTCTAACTTCAGCAGGAGTTTCAGGGTCTCTAGCAAACCATTTAATCTGAGCCTCAATAACAGAAGCTGATTCCTTCTCCAGTATATTGTTTAAGCGTACAACCCCTTCAACAGTATCAATGTCCATATTACGAACATCTGCATAGCCAATATGAGCTGACTGTGCAATACCTTGTCTAGGTGCTGATAATGTAATCTTTGGCATATTTATCTGTTATCTTCTGGTCTAGGAGTTAAACCAGCTCTGTTTCGTTGAATAAATGAGTGAGTTCCTGCTCCTGCACCAGTAGTGGCTAGTGGCTCACCACCTTCAGATTCAGACACCTGAAATACACCAGTACCAATACCGTTGTATACTACCCAATAATCTGTCTTAACTTTTAAGCCAGTTGGTAAAGTTCCTGTTGTTTCTAGTCTAATCTGGTCACCCTCTTGAAGTTCGTGGTCTGTAAGGGTAAAGACAGCTGGGTCAGCGTTTGATATGGAGGTTAAGTCTTTGAAGTAGAATCTTGAGAAAGGCATAAGGTTTATTATTAGTAAAATGTAGGGCAAGATTATTCCTGCCCTAGTTATCTACCAATTATCGTAGTCTATTGAATTTTACCATTGCTTCACCCACTAAAGTTCTGCTTGCTTGTGAGATAGCACCAGAATCGCCATCTACAGTTGTAGCAATACAGTTAAAGTAAGGTAAGTCAGGAGTCAACATTATCTTTGGAGTTGAACTACCAGTAATAACAGCACCTCTAGCTATAGTCAAGTTGTTTTCAATATAAGCTAGTGATGAAGTTGGTACAGTACCAGAGCCAAGTAAATGAACTGTTGGGATAGCAGCTGGACCAGCTGATGCACCACAGTTGAACACCATTGAAGATGTCGCACCTGTACTAATTGTTAGACCTACAAAGTTTACTGTTGAAGTAGCACCAACCCACTGTGAGTCCCCATCAGTTTTCAATACTGGTAAAGATACACCAGTAGTTGAAGCTGTTAAGAACGGAGTAGGAATTGAAACTAATGTAGTAGTGCCAGCTTGGAAGCTTTGGTTGATGTAATAAGTTTGGTCACTATTTACATCTAAAAGCTTTCTACTAGCGTAGTCTGCTGAAGAAGCACCCAGTTCTTCTTCAACTGGACCAGCTTCTAAGTTCAAACCATCTACAATACTAGCAGCAACTTTGTTTTCAACATTTCCCCAATCAAAGTATCCTCTTGCTTTTACAGTCAAACCAGCTCCAGCTAGGAGGGCCACAACTAGAATTGCAAGGATAACCTTGTAAGCAGATAACTTTAACATTATTTGTTTTTTTGTCATTTTGGTTAAAGTTAGTTAATTATTTTTTCTTCTTCTCCACCTTTGGTTCTTCAGCCTTCTCCACTTTTTTCTTGCCACTTTTTAGTTTGGCTTTCTTTCTATCAAATTCGCCACTCTTCTTCTTGGCTTCGTACTTTTCAGGAGACTGTTCTTTGTAAACCTTTAGAAGAGCATCAAACTCTTCAAGAGACACAACTGACTTCACAACCTCAGCTTTTTCTTTTTTTACCATATAGTTGAGTTTACTTTACGGGGGGAGTATAAGGTAAGTTCGTCAGAATCGGTGGAGGCTGACTTGCCTACCCTAAATTCCCCCCATAAATAGTTATTAAGCGAGTGTGATGTCTACGATTAGAGCTGCTTTAGGAGTCCAAAGCTTAGCACCAATGTTAGCCCATACTGCGATTTCACGACCAGTCTTTGCTGTTACTTTCTTTTCGTCATATTGGATACCACGAGGAGCTGCGTAAGTAGCAACGCCTTTAACACCAAACATTCTGTGTCCGTCGTTAGTAAAGGTTTGTGTACCTAGAGTAGAATCAGAGAATGTTCCAGTTCGTACTACATAGATATCTACACCACCATAAACACCAGCGAAGCCGTTGTTCAATGTGGAGTCTGCAAATGAGAAACCATTTGCCATACCAGCTTGGATGAAACCAACCAAGTCAGTGTTTTCAATTACCAAGAATTGACCTTTGTAAGCATCAGAGTAACCAGCTACCTTTGAAGAAAGGTTAGCGATGATTTCATTGATGTTTCCAGCAGTAGTAAATCCGCCAGCAGGAGTGGTATAAGTACCAGTACCAGCTTCACAGATTACATTCAATACATATTTATCAATTTGTACTGCAACAGCAGCTGTCATATCTTCTACAAATGAATTGTAAAGGTCAGAGCGAGATAGTGTTTCTTCAAATTCAAACAAGTGTACTGCACTTTCTACTTGGTCAGCCACAGTTAATCCGTCATCAACAGTAGTCGCTGTATCAACAGTATAAGTACCTGCCATTGTTGCTACATTAGCGTTTAATGCAGTCAAGTATGGGTTTACCAAGTATTTGCTAGGACTTCTATCAACCTGACAGATGTCTTCAGATACAAGTGCTGTACGAAGGGCAAGCTCTAGCTTAGCCTTCATATAGTTTATTCTCCACACCTCTGATAAGGTTGAAGTTCCGATTGTATTCCTTTTTGTTACTCCCCTTTCGGGTGGGCTAGATATTTCTACTAGCCTCTACACCTTCAATTAGATTATAGTGTAGAGCAGACTATCGCTTCCTTTTTGTGAAAGGTCTTCTCGCTTAGTCGTTCACGGTGGCTTTCGCCTTCCGCCCTGTCGCCCATCTCTGGGCTTCCAAGTCAATCAGAGAAGATTTTTAATGACCTTTTGTCTCCCCCAAGTATCTGTCTCCCTGTGGCAATTAACACAGAGTGTTCTTCCGTTGTTCAGATTCCATAGTTCTTCACAAGAGTTTGCTTCGTCTAGTGTTTCTATCTTGTATTCATTGATTATGTCAATAAATCTCTTTGGATAATGGTCAGCATTTAATTCAATGCCTCGCTCTCCGCAGAAAACACAGGTAAAGTTGTCTCTTGTAAATATGTCTGAACGCCATTGACGATACTTGAAAAGTTCACGAATTTGTTTTAAAAAGGGCTTCTTCTTTTCCTCCTTCCAACAAGGGTGGTCTTTGCCAGTCTTGTTGAAGTTAGGATTTTTGTCGCCCAGCAACCAATGCAGTTTTTTTCCTTTATTGGGTGATGCTTGTCCTTTTTTGAAACTTCCACTATTGGGTTTAGTATTACCTTTCTTTGCTTTACTAATCCTCAGCTTGGTTTCTTTTGTGTGCGACTTACCTTTATTCCAAGGTATCAAACCTTTTTTAAATGTCATATTGAGGGGTTAATTTCCCTTATTATAGCATTTTATTCGTGACGTAACAAGTTGTTAAGCCATTTTATTTAGCTTAGTGAATTATTCCACCAATTCACTAAACATCCACCGCTATTTAGTTCCTTTTGCTTTTAGCTCTTCTTGCCTCCAACTGTGCTTTAACAAGTTTCTCAATACCCTCTTGGCTTTCAGGGACAATTCCCTTTTCAAAGTTATCCAATAGTGTAGCGTCTGAATCTCGTCTAGTGCCTTTTTTAGTTGTGACAGTGTTAGTAGCTTCTGCGGTTGTACGTTCTTCGGCTTTGGCTTGTAAAACAACTTTCATATATGGGTCTTTTAATAATTCTGATATTGACTTACCCCTATCTTTTGCTTCGTCTGCTAGATATTCCCTATCTTCTTTTGGAACATCTACTAGAGACAAAACATCCATTGTTGACAAACCATCTGAATTTGTAGGAGTTTCAGTCTCCGAGTTTGCAGGTTGGGCTTGTTTAAGCTTCTTTAGCTTAGCTTCTGCCTTCTCTGCTCTAATGCGTTGATTTTCAGCAATCTCTTGAGCTTTAGTAAGCTCTTCGTTGCTATCAACATCTTGGGTAGAGTCCAAGTCCTCGTCTAGGTTTTCGACCTCTAGCTGGTCTAGTTCTTCAGTCATAAGATAATTGTTAAGGCAGTTAAATCCTGCCAATTATTTATTTAGTTGAGTCCATCTCTAATCTCTTAGCAATCTCTTCTTCTGTCTCGTCTTTAGAGTTAGCCACTGTTCTTAGTCTATCAAGGCTATTCTCAATGTAAGCTACTATAGATTGGTAAGCTACCATATCTACAAAGCGGTCTTCTTCTGTCTTTAGTTTCTTTTCTTTAAAATAGCTCAAAGACAAACTCATATCATCCTTTACGCCACTGCTTAGCTCTGCAAACTGCTGTTCTAAGTATTCAATCATCAAATCCATAGCCTTGATGTGGATATAAGCCACTTCTGGTGGTATTTGCTTGATGTTGTCTAGTGAAAAGTATAGGTCTGCCTGTGCTTTAATTGGTAAGTCTGGGCTTAGTTCTGGGATAACATACTTTCTAACAATACTCAGTACATCATCTGTAAACTTTGGAGCTTCCTTAGCCTCAAACTGTAGGAATACATCTCTGATGTGGTAAAGCAATTCCTCGCCACTACCACCGAATGTATTTCTAATAAGCTCTATATCTGCCTTAGACAGAATACCCTGTTGGTCTTTGTCCATATTTAATTATTACACGGCTAATCCACCGATTGTTATGCTTGTTGTGCTAACTGTGCTAGTTCAGGCTGTACCTCTGCCCCTAGTTGTGGAGCAGGTTGTTCCTGAGTAGTTGTCATCTCTATTGGGCTAATACCGCCCGCTAATCCTAGTATCTTGTTAAATACCATCTTAACATTAGGGTCTTGTAGCATAGCTGGGTTGCCAACTATAGTCTGCAATACTGTTGTTAAGGTGGCTAACATTCCCTGAACATCTTTATTCTCCCCTGTAATATCAATCTCTAGTTCCATTTCCATATCTTTGAACACTTGCTTCCAAGTCTTGCTGTCTACCTCTGATGGTTTAATAAATCTTTGATTGCCAATAAGGTTAGCTGTAACCTCTTCTTCAGTCTGAGCAACCAATCCTTCTTCTTGAGTAGGGTCATACACTTCTCCTGATAGGATAATATCTTTCTTGCGTTGATTCATCATTCTAGTCACCTCGTTAGGCACATACATATTATCAATCTGCTTAATCTGGTGGTCTTCCAGTATCATTGAGATTTCATCAGAGTTGCCTAGTGTCTTCTTGAAGTGAGGTATAACATAAGTTCTTAACATTCTTTCAACAGCTAGTCCCTTATTCTCTGTCATTAGTTCAAACAGTGAGTGAGCTTCCTGTAGTGCGGCTTGTGTCTGTCTCCAAGCACTGCCTGACTTAGGGGCTGTTATCATTGCCTCGTTGATACCATTGATTTGTAGTCCTAGACCCTGCCAACTAGCTTGGAATGACTGCATAGCACCAATATCAGGCTTGTTATTCAACATTGTAAGCGGTTCTCCTTGGTTATGCTTCAATATATCCCCGTTTTCTATGTTGGTTAGTACGTTTTGGTTGGTAAATGCACCATCAGATGTCTGGAATACTATCTTAGAAGCCAAGTCTAGTTGGTCTTTCATCTGTTTCTCGCTGTGATTGACCATCCATTGTGCTTCAAATAGGTTCTTTACTGCCCCACCGCTGTATGTTTGACCCTCTTTCTTGATAAGATGGGTAATCATATAAGGGTCTTTGGCTTCTTTCCCACTAAATAGGGTAGCACTTTCAAACCTATCCTTGCCTGTTGATTCATCCTTGCTCTCTTGGAGGGATATGACGTGCATTTGTTGCACATAAGTATCGTCATCCTTCTCGTCATCTGTTAGGTGGGACAATGGTAGTTCTCCGTGTACCTCGTAAACCAAGATATATTCAGACTTATTGTCCTTCTGTTGCCCATCCATTGTCTTTCTAGTAGTAGGGCTGTCAATTAAGTCCTCTACTAATTCTCTATCATAATTCTTGTTAGCTCTAAGCTGTGCAGGTGTAAACCATAGTTTCTCTACCTTCACATTAGAGTCAAAGTCTATTTGGTCGCATAAAAAGTTGTTCCAGTTCATTGTTTGAGCAGATAGTTCCCCATCTTTTTCTATGAACTTGGCTATTGCAGACCCGTGAGTAGCTAGATTAAGACCCCAGTCGTTGAGAAACTGACCAAAGTCGTTCTTTTTCATCCATTCTTGTAGCTTCAGTGTGGCTAGAAAGGCTTTAACAACATCAGATTGCTTCTCAGCCCTAATCTGAATGTTCTTTCGGTCTATATCCGTAGCCCTGTACCATACATTCCTAGCTGCCATTACAATATTAAAGAATGGCTTATCTCTACCCATATAGTCAGTATCTCCTGAAATATGTTTAGAGTTGATATAAGCCTCGGTCTTATCAATATCGTCTCTCATTGAAGATGTAACATAGCGAGAGCTTGTTGTCTCGCCCATTTCATCTTGCTGTTCTAGCTCCAATACAATGTCTGCGATTGTTTTATCGTAAGACATAGTATTTACTGATTATCAGATGGCTTGAAAAATACTGTTGTAGTACCTGTAACTATCCCTGTTGTAAGAGGGTCAGATATTTCGGCAGTACACCATCTTGAGTTATCGTCATTTATAGCGTAGTTAACTGTATCGCTTGAGTTAGCAAAGACAACACCTGTGTCTCCGTCTATAGTTGAACCATCTTCTTTGTCTACTAGTTGGATATAATCCCAAGTGTTAGTAACTGACCTAACTTCTCTCCAAACTGGCTCTGTATCTTGTAGTGAGCAAACTACCTTAACTGTTCCTGAAGCTGACTCTGTAGCTATTGAAACTCCAACATTGCGGTAGTATACAACGCTAGCTGTTGCCCCTGTAGATGAAGCTGTTGCGTTAGTAAGTATTGCAATCTGCTTTGTATTTTCCCTATATCCCAAGTTAACACCATCGTCTGTGTTAATTGTAGACATAAGACCTAAGTATCCTGCGACAACGAGTGCCACGACCCCCACCGCGATTAAAATTTTGTTCATAGTTTTCTTATTACTTTAAAATACTCCACCCAATATTTTCTATTTTTATTAGTTTTTATATGGCAGCTTCTGCAAAGTGTTACGAGGTTGTCTGGATTACAGTTTTTCTTATCGTAGTCTATGTGATGTACATCGTGTGCAACATCTTCCTGTAAACCACTACATTCTTGACAAACATAATTATCTCTTTCTCTAATACTTCTCTTAAGAGTCTTCGTCCAATCTAAGCCATAACCCTTCCTTGACGCTCCATCAGCCCAATTGCCATTCTCTGCCTTCTCCATTACGTAAGGCTTATGCCCCTTCTTAAATGCTGTTGAGTTGGCTTTTCTTCCTTTATTAGCAAGACCAATCTTTCTTTTAGTCTCTCCAGAGTGTTTGTAGCCTTTCCTACACATACTGAAGTATTTTGTTTACCATATTGTATGTATAAATGAATTACTTATTTACTTGAATTAGCTATTATATTTATTACTAGTTATTTCTGTTAAATACATTCTCAAACTCTTTCTTTGGTAATTCCTCTTTTGTTAATCTTCTCTCTATCCAATCCTTTAAAAGGATATTTTGGTTAATTCTTTCTTGTAAACAATTACTTTCAGTATTTAACATATTCCAAAGCTCTCTATAATCTTCATTTTTTTTCCACCGATTTTTATTCATATTATTTATTATTATTATTTATTATATTGTGTTGATTAGATTGAAACTTCTCCTTTTGTACTCTGCTAGCCGTTGAATCACCAGCCGTTCCATTAAAGCCGTATCTTATAGCATCCATAGGGTTAGACCATTCGTGTACTGTGTCATCTGGTACAGGTAAATGGTCTGTGCTTCTAACGTCTATCTTCCAAGTGAAATTCCTATAAGCTGTTATAGTCTTCTCACTCTTCCTTGTAATGCTTATCTTCTGCCCTTGTACTACTTGTATACCTTGGCTGACGCTTCCTGGTCCTTTCTTAGCCCCCAGAATACTTATTCCATAGCTTGCTATCTCATCTATGCTCTTAGGTTCTGCACTATCAGCTATTACTAGACACTGTTCTGGTTGGTTGTTAATGATGTCAGCTATTGCCTTGTTGCTTAATCCTTTCCTGTAAACCATCTCATCTATGATATATCCTCCATTGTACTCGTATATGTCTACTAATACTGATGGGTCTATACTGTAGCCAAAGTCTAATCCTCTACGCCATAGTCTAGCCTCGTGTGGTATCTCATCTATAATCTCCCAATCGCTATATATTCTACCTTCTACGTTATTTGGTAGTCCAAGCCATTTATGTTGGTATAGTCCGTTTCTCTTCTCTTTGTCGTCTTCCATCTCTAGCCTTATAATCTCTGGCATCCAACCATACTTCAGTGCTACATCATAGTTAACGTTGATGACTAAAGTGTTTGGTCTACCCTCTACAATAAGTCTTTCATAGATAGGGTCATTCTCTAATAATCTATTGTATGTATATATAATCTGACTGCCGTCCTTTCTAACTGTAGGTGTTAGTACCTCTAGGGAACTCTTAGAAACAGTCTGAGATTCCTCAACCCAACACAGGTCTATACCTTCCGTACTTTTTACGTTCTGTTCGTTTCTGTGTAAACCTTTAAAGATGAAATCTGAGCCGTTTAATCTGT